ATTTTCCCGTCAATCATGGAACTGGTACAACGTAGCCCCTCCGGCAAAAGATTTCTCAATGTTTCAAGGTGTTCCAGCCGGTCAGATAAGATGAGGTTGAAACAGTCTTTATTATTTATCAAATCATTTGCTATGGTCTGGTTTCGCTCCTTGTTTCCCGTCAGGTACGGGATCAGCTTATTGTAGACCAGTGTCCCATCAGTGTCCTGGCAGGCACGGTTTATCTTTATGCCGGTCTCTCTCCTTAAAACTTTTACCTGCATCGTTCTTGACGCAACCACCGTATCCGGCACTTGATGAACGATTTCCCCCAATATGGCAAATGTACATTTTATCAATCCGTCTGCTCTGTGCACGGTAGCGGACAGGCCATATTTATGCTTTGCCGCAAGGCTGCTCATTACTCTGTAGAACATCTTTAAGCTTGTCGGGGTTCCTGACACCCTGTGGCACTCATCCACGATGATCACGTCCCATGCGTATTTAAACTTGTCCAGATCCGTCTTTGACAACGTCTGCACCGTTGCGAATGTTATGTGACTGCCAATGTGTACTTTTCCTGCCGTAATCCTGCCAAGTGTTTTTTCAGGGAAATACAGTGCCGCCCTCTCATACGACTGATTTAGCAGATCCTGCGTATGCGTCACCCATAAAGCCTTCCTTGAGAGTTCTGCTGCCAGGGCGATCCCCATCTGCGTTTTGCCGGAACCGCATGGGCTTTGCAGTATGCCCGCCCCTGCCTTTTTCAACGCCTCCACGGCAGCTTCCTGATAATCGTACAGGGAAAGCCTGCCTTTGTATTCTTTAAGACCGTTATCGGCCAGGTCCTGCTCTATCAGCGTGTCCTTCTTTATAAACTGCCTTAACTGCTTTCCCGTACCGGTAGGCACTACGATTGTTTCTCCGTCCACATGGTAAAGGCTAAGCTGCGTCGGCGTATTGCCCGTCCATAATCCCATGCGTACTTTTTTTAAATACTCCGGATTCTGAATGTTTAAATTCCCTCTCACCCAGTGCACTACTTCCGGCGTCGGATTCTGGATTGAAATCTCGTTACTGATTTTGATTTTCATCATATCACCCTTTTATCCAGCCGGTCCCTGGCAGTCAACCATGATTCCATTCGCCGTGAATATTTCATTAATTCTTCCTCCTTCACCTGCCTTGCACCGTTTTCATGCATAATTTCAAGCATCCTGTGGGGCATCAGGTATATGGCATTATTCATCCTGATTGCAAACAGTCCCGGCTTATTCCCCGTCTCAGCCCACAGCTTCATTGCGTCGTGCTGATTTTCCTCTATCCGGCTTAGTTTAAATACCCCATCCCGGCAATCCTTGCAATCGAATACATATGCATGCCCATTCCTTGCCGCTATCACGTCAAATGGCTGACCGTTCTGGTTATCCTGCATTAAGTGTGCCCAGAAGCCATGTTCGTAGAGCTGCTGCGCAAACTCTTTTTCAAATGCTGTTCCATTGCTTTTATTACTCATCGCTACCTCCTAATCCGAAAGTCTAACCTTTTTAAGTTTCCGTCTAACTCAAAAATTAACAAAAAAACATACTCAAAGCCGCTATTTTACTGATGGTCTAACCGTCTAACCGAAAAACCGCTTGCATATCTATATATTTATATTGCAAATTTCGCACATGCCCAAATTTAAGCTCCTATACGTAATGTATAAACAGGTTAGACTGGTTAGACAGGTTAGACTCTATATATAAAGCCCCTATCCATGCGGTTTCAAAGGTCTAACCATGGTCTAACCTTAATGCTTTCAGGTTAGACTTTAGTTAAATGGCAGTTCCATCTGCTCATCCTCAATCGGCATAAATCCGTCATTGTCCATGTCGGTTTCCAAAGTTATTTTTATGTAGCTTGCCTTGATCCCAAAAACCTTTGTACTGTGGATATATTTTCCTTGGGAATTACGCCTTATCTGCTCGCGCTCTGCCCATTTTTTACTTACGGCGGTATAATCAAATCCATTTTTATTTAAGAAATCAACCAGCACGTCCTTGTTGATTATGGCGATCCCACTTTCCACCTTTCCCCAGACTTCCCCCTTATTAATGGAATTATCCTCCTTGGGATCCTCGAACCGCACTTGGTTCTTTGCAATCCAATTAATAATGCCCGTATAAGCCCTTTCCGCTACGTCTATCTCCTTGGAACCCTGCAGATATCTTTCGATATCGGCAATCTTTAAAAGATCATCTTCCGGAAAGAAAAGTTCCGTGGCGATGTCGTCCGCCAGTAATACGCAGCTCATGGCCATGGCTTGTTTGTCTGTAGTATCCAACTTGCAGATTTCATCAAAATAAGTTTTATACCGTTCTACAATCTTTTTTGTTTCCGTATTCTGTATATATTTAACGAACTCTTTGCCGGCGAATCCAAAATTTTCGGCCATCATGGTGCTTACGTAATGACCATCATCTACAAGCTTGTCATCTATGGCAATTTCAATTACCCGGTTCTTGGATCCGCCTCCTGAATTTGACTTGGTGATCGGCTCCTCTCCCGTAAGCAGGAAACTGTTTTTCCATGTCCTGGTTTCTTCCACTCCCCCATAAGCTTTTGCGCGTCCGCGATCCACGCCTTCCGTGATCTGATAGATTAACTGATCGAAATTCCCATTCCACTTATCCTTTATGGTCTGCAATTCATCCCCGGCGAATGGAATGGAGCATAAGAAAGCCGCATTTCTCATGATTGCGTTTTTGGTCATGTTCATGGTTTTAACCAGGCCTCCCAACCTGGGATTTCCCCAGACGGACATAGCCACCATGAGCGCCACTGTTTTACAGGTTCCGGTTGCGCCCCATACGTGCAGCACAAAGGGTAGCACACCAAGAGGCTCTAACAGTGCGCTTGCAAGACTGGCCGCCATCATCATGCGGAGAGGTATGTTTTTCCTCCATATACCGCATAGCTCCTTCCATGTATCAAAACTGCCTGCTGTTTTAATGTTTTTAAATATAGCCTCGTAATCCGGATCGCCCTCATATCGGATATCGCTTGCATATGGCGTAAATTCCGTTCCAACCCAGCCGAGCCTGTTGATGGATTTCTTTGGGGCGAGCTGTACCGGATTCATTCCGACGCAATCGCTGATAAACCGAACAAGATACTTTGCATTTTCTGATGTCACTTCAATTCCCTGCTGGCTTAAAACATCCACTATCTTACTTGAATTAGCGCAAATACAACGATCCACCGTAATTTTCTGCCAACAGCCGCATTTAAAGAAAGCAAGCGTTATTCGTTCTTCATTCGTATCAACATTCTTTAGTATTTCTATCGGCATGATTGGATGGGGGCTGGCAATTACTCTCGTGGGTATTCCTCTTTGATCCCATTTTTGCTTAGTCACTCCGGTATCCCTTGCGTTCCATTCCCCGCAAACGAGCTTGAGCGGCTGTTCCGTGAATTGGGTCTCATTACCGGTCTGCTTCATCTTTTGTATATAATCCATGATAAATGCCTTATATATGTTGTCGAACTCCCTTGCACGTTTCAGCATCCTTGCTTTCGCCTTTAGCGCCTCTATATATTGTGTCCTCTCCACGATGTCCTCTATCTCAAAAATGTTGTAGAATACCTCATCGGGAAATGGCTGCCCCGGTTCCATTGCATCCATGCCAGCCAATAACTCGTTTCCTGATTGCTCCAATCCGCCTCACCGCCTTCTTGTCTGCATAATATCTTTCCGGGCATTTTTTTAAGCATTCCAGCCTGTAATCAACAATTGATAATTCCTGCAAGGCTTCAATGAAATGCTCATCTTCCGGATTCCTGGCTGCATCACACAGGAGCTGCCTGTAAACCGCCAATGCGGCATATGCGCATTTTACAAAGTAGTCCAGCTCTTTTCTTTGCCCTATCCTTTTTTCACGTTCCCGCATTTCCCTGTATGACAGGGCTTCCGTCTGTATTGGGAGCGAAAAGTCTTCTATGAGTTTTAAACATGCCTCTTCATTCCTCAAGCTATAGAGCTCTGCCACAAACTTGATTGCATCCCCGCCGGAACCACATGAAAAACAATAATATCCTTTGTCATCCGCATAGATTTTCATGCTCGGATGCGCATCGTTATGAAAGGGACAGAGGCATTTGCCCCTTTCATTTACATGGAATCCATATAGCTCGGCTACCTGCCTCATGCTTAAGCTTGCCTTAACCTCCTGGTAATCCTCTTTACATAAATGGAAGTTCTTCATCTGTGATACCATCCGGAATGCTCATGAATCCATTCTCATCCGGAGGCCCAAACTGCGGCATGCCGGCATTTGCCGGACCAGGGGTTTGTGGCAGTAACCTGTCTTCCGGGACTTTGGCGTCCTTAAGACCGTCCAGGCTTCTGATCTGGAATATTTTTGTGGCAAATTTTCTTTGTCCGTCCCGCGTTAAAAATTCTTCCCTTCCCATGACGGCGCCAAATTTTTTACCGACCATGGTCTTCTCATTGTTCTCAGTACCCCATGGGAATTGAAAGTTATTTGATTTCTCTATCGCCGTGATAAGGCCTTTGAAGAATGGAAGGCTGGTCCCGTCAATGATCTGCTTATGCACGCCTTTCCATTTCGCCTGCGCATCCTGTTGCCTGCTTATCTCATATTGCTTTTTATAAAACTCTTTGTTTTCGCCTTCCGCTATATCAAACAGGACTGCCATCTGCTGCCGCCCTGATTGTGTCTGGGTCATGGAGATCTGCTTGATTACGCACGCATAACACCCCGGTTGCAGTTGCATGGAATCCCCCGTGAACGCCTGTGACTCGTCATATCCCTGTGGTTTGCTTATCATTTTTATACCCCTTGCCTTTCTTCATTTTTTGGGTTTGCGATTTCATAATATTCACGGATTTTCCGGTCGACATAAAGAAGGTCATTCTCAATCTCCAGGTCCTCGAACATTCCGATCGGGGACTTGCTTACCGCGCCGCCGTCTGACTGCGTGATGAATTTATGATCCGTGGAATTGCTGACGCACCTTAAAACAATGGTGAACAGCCCTTCGAGACATATCTTTTCATCCAGCAGCTTGCCGATCGTCTTCGGCTTAATATCCCCAAAGTCATTACAATCCTCATGCATGATTATGTAAACGATCTTATCCTCCGGCAATGCGTTTACCGTAAACTGGATCATTTCCCAGAAGTTATCCGCCAAAGTGTTATACAAAGAAAATACTGCATTTCCTGCTCCCTTTGTACTGTGGTTGCTCATAAAATAATTTGTGATCAGGTACCCCGCATCGTCAATCACGACAGATTTCGCAGGAGCGGATTTCAGGGCTTTTTTTACGGTCGCGTAATCGTCCGTCACCCATCCGTTTATTCCCCCTTTAAATGGCAGCGGCTTTTTCAATACGCGCACCAGATTGAAGTCTTTCCCCACGCAAGTCCTAAGGCTCGCACTTTTTCCCGCACCTGACTTTCCAATAATCAGTACCGGTATTCCCATAGGTCACGCCTCCCCATAATTGATTTTCGTAAGCAGTTCCATCGTCTTATTTCCCGTATCGCTCAAAGACGCTGCTTTGCAGATCGCCAATGCCGAATTCTCATTTTTCCACATAAGCAGTGACCCGTCATATGTTAATGCTGACGGTCCCACGGGAGGATTTTCACCTTCCAGTTCTTTGAAATCAATAATTCCATATAAGGCTTCGTTGACCGGGATTAAGCTCTTAGTTTCGTTCACTTGAAATAAACGGTTTGTATTCCATCCGGCATCATATATGATCGGCGTTACGGTGAACGGAACCTTTGCGTCAATAAACGTCCCCGGCAAATCAAAAAATATGTTTTTTGTAATTTCATATTGAATCGGTTCGTCTTTTACCGCACGAAACATGTCGCCGCTATCCGGCAATATCCCCGTATGCTCCATCACCGCGGCTTTTACCCAGTTAGGTATATGTCCTTCATCTATCCAGACAATCCATGCATGCCCTTGCAATACCAGACCGTCATGTACCATTCCGACTGTCAGGCCCGAGTGATTATAAGCCTCCTTGATCCATTTCTTAAATTGCGTCTTGTTTAAAAACATACAAAATTCCTCCTATTCATTCTTGCTTCTCTCTATGGCTCTCCCTGCTAATTCCAATACGATTTCGCATTCCCGGTAAGTCGGATTAAACAGGTGTCTGCTATTAATCAATGTATTTGTCACGTCGGCCGCCGTCTTCATGATCTGATTCATCCTGTAGGGTGAAATGTCTTTTTTTTCATCCATTGCATTCCACCTACCTAATCCGCAGACTTTTTCCCCTTGGTTCTAAATGCGCCCATTCAACTTCCTTGTTTCCAAGCAGTTCGCGAATGGCCTCATTGTTTGGCACCGGCGGCAGCGGGATTAAGTATTTGCCCGGTATTTCATCTAAATTCTCCGTAATCGTCAAAGGCTGCTTTCCGCCATTTGTCTGCACGTTAAAGCTGAACAGCTCCGTCTTGAATTTCGTCTTGCCGATGAATTCAAGGTTTTTCTGCAGTGTGCTTTTTAATAATGCGCTTCTGTTTTCCAGAGCCTTTCTCCTGCCGTACAGGCGCTCCTCCTCTTGCTTTATAGCTTCCGCATCGCTCAGCATGTTCTTAATCATCTTTGCGTAATTATCCGCTTTGTCCTCTATTTCTCCCTCTATGGATTCAAGCGTGTCAAGGATCACCTGCTCATCCGTTTCCCCGTCATAAAGCATGTTTAAAATGTCCTCGTAATGCTCCGTCAGCTCATATAATTTCATTCTGCTTATCCTCCTTGCTTTCACTTTTCTTCTTTTCCCGCCATATTGCATTTGACACTGCCGCGGTAGACAGCCCCATGTCCTCCGCTATGTCCTTCACCGCCCATCCGGCCTTGCGCAGTGCCAGGATCTTGCCGGTATCAATCCGCCTCGCAGCGGGCTTGCTGTCGTCTCCCTGCTCCGGCGCTGCTGCCGGCTCTGGCTCTGGTCCCGGTTCTGGTGCTGGTTCTGGCGCTGGTTCCGAAACGATGGGTATACCAAACATTGCGCCGTCCCTTGCCAGCTTCCTGACCTCCTCCATGGCCATCCCGCCCATCCGGCGTGGCACCATGACGTATATTCCATCCTTTTCACCATGCATCACCAGGTGCACGGCCTCTTCATAATTAATCAGCTGCATGCCTTTTCCTCCCAATATTGATTCCTCATCGTTTCCACGGCGCGCTTTGCGTACCTGCTTACGATGGACTGGGTCACTCCCATTACTTTTGCAACGTCCTCTTGCCTTAACCCCTGGCAGACGGTCAATTCCGCCGCCTGCCTTTGCCTTGACGGCAAAATGTCCAGCATCGTTTTGGCGAAATCCGATAGTTCCGCTTTTTCAAAGCCCTTCTCCGTGTCAGGGATGACGTCTTTTAACGTTATTAGATTCTCTCCGTCGTCATTTACCGGTTCATCCAAAGAGCGGACCCCCGCATGCCTGCGCAGTTTTCTAAGCTCCATGAGTATTTCATTCTGAACGACCGTTCCGGCAAAGGTTGAAAACTTGAAACCTTTTCCCTCGTCATAGGCGTTCGCAGCCTTGACCAGCCCAAGCAGGGCGATTGCCTTTAGCTCGTCCATCGGGATCCCGCTGCCATTGAATTTCCAGGCTATATGGTAAGCAAATTTCATATTGCCCGTGACCAGTTCTTCCGTATTTTTATCCTTCACTTCTTCACCCCCGTTATGTAAAGTTCTTCAGGCATTCCCCGCACATGTACATGCCGTCATGCTCCCGCAGATGATCTTCACTTTCGGTTCCGCAGCTTATGCAGCTTTTTTCCGCCCTTCTCATGCGGATCCCGTTTCCCTCCACTAAAATGTTCAAGGCGTCGCCTTCTTTAATCCTTAAATCTCTCCTCATTTCTTTTGGGATTACGACCCTGCCCAAATCGTCAACGTGACGAATGATTCCTTTTACCATTGACTGATCTCCTTTTCCGCCTTATAATAAGGCTATAGTAATTATTGTTAGTTACTGTTGTCCTGTTTGCTTGCCGGCGCAGGACTTTTTCTTTTCAAATTCCTTTATCTCTTCCGGAGTCGCTTTTCTAACTGCAATAATCTCAATCACCAGAGCACCCCCTCGCTTGCTTCAAATAATCCATGTTGATTAGTGCGAATAATACAAGGTATAATGCGCAGGCATACAGCACGATTACTTCTGCCCAACTGCCGGTTTCCGTGGCCGCTGCCAGGCACATGATTATAAAAATAATGGTATTAATAACTGCGTGGATTTTGTTCTTCATGCTGTTCTCCCGTATTCAAATATTCAATAAACTTTTCAAAGTTTATCAGGTACTTCTTTCCGGACTTTATAAAGACTATCTTTTCTTGTAAGCACAACTTCCTGATGAATTCATAGGGAAGTCCCGTCTTCTGTGAGATTTCTCCGATTGTTTTCATAATCGGGATTGTTGGCATGTATATCACCTCCTTGAGTTGTTTTGTTGCTGTTACTTATTCCTGATTAAGACTTTCGCACAAAGCCTCTACCGCTTTACGGTTTCCTGTATACGTTCCGGAATACTCAACGTTTCCGCCGTGCAATGGTTTGTCCATGTTGAGCTGTCTCCCTGCAATATACAGACGTTCCTCCCCTATTATTTGGCTGTACGGTTTCCATTTGCCTTTCACTCTAATCACCTCCTGCTTAACATCCTCCACTATTTCATTCTTTAAGGCTTCTATAGAGGAAATCATATTGTTTTTTATTTCTTTTAGGGTTAAACGCAGGGTCTGCGAATCCTGGTTAACTGACTTTGCGATATGTATTATTAGTTCTTGCTGACCTTGAACTTGCTCTTCAAGATCAGCGATTCTTCCTTCCAACTCTAAAATTTTATTCGTATTGCAGGCTACGCCTTCCGTTGTTCGCCTTAATCTTTTTCCAAACACCTTCCCACCTCCCTATCCCGCTTTGTCTTGGTCTGTTTTTTCTAAGAAATATTCGATTGTTACACCAAAGTAATCCGCTAGAATTTTGAGCTTATCCGCTTTGGGTTTGTACCGACCATGCTTCCATTCACTAAGTGTAGCTGTAGCAATACCAGTATCTTTTGACACTTGATATGCCGTAATCGCCCTTTGATTTAAAAGTTCTTCAAATCTTTCATACATTGTTCCACCCCCCCCCATCATTAAATATAGGAAATACACTTGACATTAGCTAAGATTTCTTATATAATCTAATTACCACCTTAGTTAATTAAGAAATCTTTTTTTATTTTGCCATTTATAACTCGTGTTTCCGAGCTATGTATATACTGTACCATAGCTTTCCGAGATTGTCAATGTTTATTTCTCGATTTTCTAAGTTATTTATATCACATATAGTAAGGAAGGGAATGCTATGTATGAAATATTTCAAGAATTGTTAGAGAAAAACGGAGTAACTGCTTATAAAATCTCCAAAGAGACGGGTATCTCAACTTCTACTCTTACAGAATGGAAAAAAGGAAAATACACACCAAAACAAGATAAGCTACAAAAAATAGCTGATTATTTTGGCGTAACAGTTGAATACCTAATGACTGGCAAAGAAAAAGAAGGGGGTGAAAAATACTATCTTAACGAAGAGACCGCTCAAACAGCGCAAAAGATTTTTGAAAACAAGGAATTACGGCTTTTATTTGACACTGCCAAAGACGCCGATCCTGATGACTTGAAAACTGTACATGACATGCTGCTTGCATTAAAGCGAAAGGAACGTGGTGATATTGACTAATACAGCAACGGCAGATATATTTGTTCATTTAATAGATTTACCAGATAAAACTAAAGAAACCGTATGTCCTAATGAAGACGGCAGCTTTACCATTTTTATAAATTCCCGTCTTTCATATGATGCACAGTTAAAAGCCTATGAACATGCGGTAAAGCATATCAGACAAGATGATTTCACTAAGGAAAATGTACAAGTAATTGAATACAACGCCCACAAATCCATAGAGAATTCTAACACTGTGCCAATTCCTGCTGTGAAATATTTGGAAGAATTAGAACGAATACGAAAGCGTCGCAGGAAACTTCAGCGTCAAATGAAAAAAGATGAAGAACGTATACGATTTTTAGAGGAAAACTGTGACATGTTTGAACGGATGGAACATCATTATTTATATGGAAATGATCTATGATTATAGTGTATAAAAAGATTTTTTATAAGAACGATATTAAGACGTTCAGCTCGTTTTTAATGAGCATAAAAGGAAAAGGGGGAAAGACTATGTGTAAAAAATTTGTTTCACTTACTTTTCTAATGCCTATACTTGCTATTTTATTTTTTTCAATCAATGCTTATTCTAAAGAAGCTATTACAGAAATTCCAGGTATTAATATACCTAGTGTCAAAACAAGAAGTTGTCAGAAGGCTATAATATTTAATGAGTCAACAACAATATCTGATACTGAATTTGACTGTGATATATATATAAATAAAGGCATAGTAGTAACAGTAAATAGCAAGGTTACATTTAATAAACCTGTATATATTTTTGGCGAATTAAATAATACTGGCAGAACTATAATCAATAGTGGACTTTTTTGTTTAAATGCTTCAGCAGCGGCGAATGATTTATCATCAAGTAATTTAGTAATAAGCAACGGACTTTATGATTTCGGATATTTTAATTCCGATAATGGAACTTACCAATCTTCTTTAAAAATATCAAGTAGTGATGATTATTTGCTATCTGGCATACCAATGATTGTTCATAATTTTGGATATTGGACAACTGATTTCCCTGCCTTTTGCGGCGTTCCCGGATCGGATAAACGTACTTGTGATGACTGCGGATTTATTGAATACAAAGATACCGAAGCACTTACGCATTCTTATAATTGGAAAACAACTAAAAAACCAACCTGTCTTATTGCCGGCACTAAAGCAATGGAATGCGTCACTTGCTTTAAAATATCAGAAACCCAAACCATTGCAAAAATGGGACATTCTTTCAGTAGATGGCAGACTAACAAAAAGGTTACGATTTTTAATCCAGGGACTAAAGAACGAAAGTGTTCATCATGCAGCATAACAGAAAAACAATCCATAAAAAAACTGTCGGCAAAGGTCAGTTTGAATAAGACAAAACTGTCACTTGAAAAGGGGATGGCTTATGCACTAAGAATAAAAAAGAAAACCTCAAATGATAAACTCGTTAGATGGACATCTTCAAATCCTAAGATAGTTTCCGTAAATAAAAAGACAGGCAAAATTAAAGCAAAGAAAAAAGGAACTGCATATATTACCGTGAAAATGAAAAGCGGTGCCAAAGCAAAGTGTAACGTTATTATCAAATAAATAAAAACCGCCCCTGCTGCAAACAGGAACGGCTCTATAGATACTATTAACCACGAATGATACAGCATCTATCTTCAAAAATATTGTATCATTCACCCGGTAAATTTGCAATACCTGCCGGGCATTTTTATACCCAAAATCAGAAAGGATGATACTATGGCAACTGTTGTACCGCACAAAAACAAAGAGGGGAAAATAGTTTCATACCAGATACAAGTTTTTCGTGGCCGGGATGCTTCCGGGAAAAAATTAAAGCCTTATACAATGTCATGGAAAGTGCCTGAAACATACAAAACAAAAAAGTCGATACAAAAAGCCCTTGAAAAAGCCGTCGGGGAATTTGAGACATCATGTAAACGTGGCGAGGTGACAACGGATAAACGAACTCTTCAAGATTATGCCAGGTACTTCATCAAAATGAGCCAGCGGGATTCCAAGCGTAAATCCGTTGATTTTTATAATAGCCTTATGCCCAGGATAAGCGTAGATTTAGGTCATATACGCCTTTCCGGACTTACGGCCGAACATCTAAACAAGTTCTACTTGAAATTGCAGACGGAAGACGTAAGGAAGGATAAGAAAGCTATTGCAAAAGATATGCTGCTGAAAATAAAAAAGGAACGCAAGCTTACCAATGTACGGCTGCAGGCCATGACTAATTTATCAGGCAATACCATAAAGATTGCCTGCCAGCAAAAAAGAGTCGCTTTAGAAACTGCGGTTAAAATTGCCGCTGCTTTAGATATGAATATGGATTCTCTTTTTGACATAGTCACACATGACGGGCAGAAAGGTCTTTCAGCGAAATCTATCAATCACTATCATACCTTTATACATGCCGTGTTGCAGCAGGCTAAGCGCGAAGGTGTTGTAAGGGACAATGTGGCAGATATGGCCTTGCCGCCGAGAGTTAAGAAAAAAGAAGCTGAATTCTTTGAAATAGATGAAATCATAGCCATAAGAGAAGCACTGGACCATGAACCCTTGAAATATCGCATAATGATATATCTGCTGACCGATACCGGAATACGCCGCGGTGAATTATTTGGCATCCGCTGGAAGTCCGTTGATTTCAAAAACAATACTATCTGCATTGAAAATAATATCCAGTGGTCAAAAGGCAAAGGTCTTTATGCCGATACCACAAAAGGCGGTAAGGCACGGACCGTAAGCATTGCTCCGGAGATCGTCAAAGAATTAAAAGCCTATAAAGCAGAGCAGAACAAATGGAAACTATCGATCGGTGATGCTGACTATAATAAAGACGGTTATCTTTTCATCCAGGAGAACGGAACGGTTATGAATCCAAGTTCCTTAAACCTCTGGATGAGAGGTTTTAAAAAACGAAATAAGCTGCCCCATATCTACCCACACAAATTCCGGCACTCGCAGGCCAGTATTTTGTATGCCTCCGGCGTGGATGTAGTTACTATTTCTAACCGCTTGGGACATAAGCAGGTCAGCACTACCCAGAACATTTATGCGCACATTATGAAGGATTCCGATCGGAAAGCTTCTGATGCGATTGCAGCTGCATTATACCGTAATAATGCATAAATAAATCCTGTCCATAAATAGTCCATAAATCAGTATTTTCAAAACGAAAAACCGTATGCATTTTGAATATTAAAAGCCCCGTAAACATTGATTTTACGGGGCTTTTACTAAGTAGCGGAAACTGGACTTGAACCAGCGACACTACGGGTATGAACCGTATGCTCTAGCCAGCTGAGCTATTCCGCCATATTTGATTGTAATTATCATGGGACCTACAGGGCTCGAACCTGTGACCCTCTGCTTGTAAGGCAGATGCTCTCCCAGCTGAGCTAAGATCCCATGTTATGCAGTTGCTTTTAAACTGCTCTGCTATTATACTATCAATTTAGCCAAAAAGTCAAGCACTATTTTCTCATTATATAACTCACTGTTACTATTCACGGCCGATTTAATAACAGAAATAAAATATATAAAACCGGTAATTCTCATAACTAGAAATTTCCTTCATATCTAAATGTCAAAAGCGTTGATAAATTCTATGTTTTTGACAT